CCCCCACCTATAAACACAAAATCACAACATGACAAACATGGAAATGGACACTTGTGGACATGTCAAGCCTTGCCTTGAGCTGTGTGATGATTTTGTAGACAAACTTCAAGGCTTGTGCTATGTGAAAGCTTTCCACGACAGAAGTGCTGCGTTCTCGACGCTTGGTTTTTTCCCTCCAGTGGAGAAACTATTCTTGGCACTTCAACATGAAGTTGAGGTCATTCCGTTTTATCTTGTCAATATGGGAACACACTTACATGTTACTTTAGAGGATGGTATTGCAGATGAGACAATTGAAATTCTAATGAGATGTGCAAGTTGTAACATTTCTGGAACAAAGCATTCTGGTTTGTACCCAACTAGAGACATATTGTGCAAGAGATGTTCATCCAGATTAGACTTGATTGCTCTTCCAGCTAACTCTTGCTTGGGTAAGCGTGTAGGATCAACCCTGCCAGAGTTTCTAATCCTTGGAGGAGACTCTTCGGTCGTCAATGAGTACTCTACTGATGGCATTGTAAGGAGAACATTATCTGCCATGCGCGACAAGGACGACATTCTAATCATGTGTGAGAACACAGAAATTAAGAGGTTTCCAATTGAATCAGATGAACTAAAAACAATGAGACATGATTACATTGCTGGAGAGTGGAGCATGGGAACAGATATGCCTCTCTCTACTCTTGGTGTGCCACTTCCTGAAGGGAAGCTAACTCCTGACTACATCGATGTGTCACAAAGAACTATATTGGAACTAGGGACTGTTAACTCTAACCACTTGCGACCTGTTAAGCAAACATTCAATGACAAAATGCTTAAATATTCTGATATTGCATCTCGGTATGATGCCATAGTGTATGTACTCTCTGTGGGAATTAACAAAGTTGTATCTAACTTGAATCTGCCCCAGTTTGTGGTTCAGTTGCTAACATCTAGATTCCTCGAAATTCAACCACTAGAACGAGAAATATCAATGTTATGTGGATTTGATCCGTTCAAGATGCTGGGCAATGATGATTATAAATTGGCTAAATTGGTGTTTGAGAAGGTCTCTCTGACACCCCTACATAGCAAGCAATATGATATACACGAAATTCAGAGTTTTTCATGTGAGATGACATCTAAGGAGAAGGATGAGGCAACAGCAATTTTGCAACAGGAACTTATGGCAGCTAGTCGTCCTCCCACATGGAGCAGACGAATGCTAGATGATTATCTGCTGGGGTTTACATCAGACAATTCCAAAGTTGATAAAAAGAGGATTTGTAACATTCCAATGGTTATTCCCACAGAGAATGCTCAGCCAATTAAAATAGTAAAGGGGGACGGGCCAAAGTACCTATTGGATCTCTGGGCTCAATCTGCTGTTGTACACAGCACAAGTACATCATTGAGTGAGAAGAGGGAGGATATCATGAGAAATGAAGAGCCAAGTCAAAAACATCTTAAGAAAACGCAATCCATGTTCAGAGCGAAATTGAGTGCAGATCAAGAAAAAGAACTTGCACTACAGGGCATAGGGGGGAAACTATTTGATCAAGATCCAGACAAAATTGCTATAGAAGCATCTTCTAAGAAGAGTTTCTCGCCTGAATCAGATATTAGTGACATAGAGGATTTTTTGAAACTACCTTTACTTGAACCTTTGCAGAATTTGTGGGTTGGGGATACAGTGTCACAAGCAGTTATAACATCAAAACTCTTGTCGACCATGTCCTTACCTCAGGATTCGGTCAAGATATGGGAGCATTGGAATAATACAAAACTTATGACATTTTGTTACTTCATTAGTTACATATTCATGGAATTATCATATAATTATAAACATTGGACTAATAAAGGATTATTCATTCGCAAGGATTTGAAAAATGGGGTTAGTTTGCTGATTTACAATCCTAAGGGACATCTATTTGTCAGTTACTGTATTCCTAAAACCAATGCCGTAATACTAGAAACTGGTAGAATAGGACCTAGATTGTATGACTGCTCTGATTATTGGATTTCTGATTTTTGTTCTTACAATGAACCAACCATTGAGCATTTTATAAAGTGTGGACCATATATAGGTTCATTATTGATTCACCTGCAATCAGCTTGCGAAACTAATCCGATTGTACAAACTACATATTCAGAGCAGTCAGTGAAATCTCTCCTGCTGGTGTATCTAAACAACAAGACGGATATCGAAGAGTTGATCACTTCTCAGAGGTATTTATTCATGAAATTGTTAGAAGATGTGAATCCAAACCCATGGGGTTTCGTTGAACGACTGCCTTCTGTTCTTCGATCACGACTAACTGTTTATTACCTTTGGAGAACAATTAATTTAATGGATAAATACTCTGAGCAAAAGATACTAAAAATACCTTATTATAGTGGGGATATGATTCTCTATGATTATAAGAATATCAGTAGTTTATTTGCCGACATAGAGGTTTCTCTTCCTCAGAAGGTTAATGAATTTTATTATGGTTATGTTGTGTCTAAAGAGAGGGGGCGTGGGGGGAGTAGAATGTTCAAAGTTTTAACCAAGATTTTGGAAAATGAGTACCAGTTTCGGGATGCCGAGGTAGAGGCATTTACATCAAGCATGAAGACACCTAAGTTTTCTTCTCATCGATCTTTGCTGAAGTTTTTTGGCCATTCTTTTAAAGAAATTCTAACTAGCAAGTTAGGACAAAATTATCAAAAAACATTATATAACAACTTCCTGGAGGAAGCAGCTTATTCAAACTTTGGTGTTCTTGCAACCCTTAAAGCTTCCTCTAGAAAACATCCCCAGACATTTAATTTAAATGGGGAACTTGATAATAAGACTGTCTCTCAGATTCATGATATATTGATGAAGTCCAACCCTGAGGAATCAAAAAAGCGTCCCAAAATGATAGAATCAATTATCACCCTTGTTGCGGATTTTAAAGCTCAGCACAATAGGGACCCAAAGCATGTAGTTGAATTGCTACCATGGTGTCTATCAAATTTAGTGTCCAAAGGGTACTTTGACAGTGATTGCTTTCCAAAGCCTCAGCATGGAGGAGATAGAGAGATTCATGTCTTGGAGGTGTCAGCAAGAATTGTTCAGTTTTATATTGAGATGTTCTCAAAGGTATTATGTAAATATTTCCCATCTGAAACAACCTGTAACCCTGATACGAAAGATTTTTTTGTTAAAGATCATTCTCAAAGAGCAGATCCTCTCTAGGAACATTCAATGTACACAGCAAGTCAGCTGATGCATCGAAATGGTGTCAGGCTCACCACACATCTCACTTTGCTGCAATGATAGAAGTTGTGGCACCAGAAGAATTGAAACCATTTCTAAACACGGCACTGAGTTTGTGGCCCAAAAAGAGATTAAGTTTCCCGTTAGATCTCACCGCGGTTTTAATTCATAATAGAGACATGAAAACAGGGTCGCTTTTCAGTAGGTTTAAAACTGAGCATCAGTTGGGGTCAGGCATTTTCACACAGCGACTTGGAAATAAGATTGAAATACAATCAGGCATGTTTCAGGGAATTCTACATAGAACTAGCTCCTTATACCACACCATGATCCAAGAAGTGTGTAAACGACTAGTGGAGAACTTAATAAATCACCGTTTAATGAAACAGTGTCATGTGTCAATAGTTCAGGGAAGTGATGACTCTGGAATGATGATCTCTTTACAAGGACCATTATCTATTCAAGGAATGAGATTATGTAAGACTCTTTTGTTGTGGAAGGAATATATAGCTGCCCATGTGTCCATTTATACGAATTTATGTAAGACATCATCGGGAACCCATGACTTAATTGAATATAACTCAGAGTGGCATTCAAGACACAAAATTATTAAGCCAACATTTAGATGGGTTAGTGCTTGCATGGAGATCTCTGTGAATGAGAGATTCATAGATCGTTTAAGGATTTTTAATAATATCCTCTCACAGTGTTTAGAAGGTGGGGCCACGACACTCGAATGTTCTGTGATACAACTTAATCAATGTGCCATGCATTACATTCTACTAGGATTCCAGACACAAGACACATCAGACATGGTATGGTCAGAATTATCACAGTACCCAGATCCTGTGTGTGGTTTTTTCCCCTGTGACTTTGATATTGCTGCTGGTGTGACTGGAGTCGAATTTCAACTGTACAATTTGTATTTGGGAACTCCATATGGAGGTTCATTAAGAGATCGGTTATCTACAGATTCCCAACTATCGTACTCCCCAGATGAGTTACCTCCCTACTTAAAAGTTAAAGATCTGCAGAGTGCCAAGCTGAAATTCTCTAATATGAGTATCTTCCAGTCGTTCATTAGAAAATTACCCTTAGAAACATATGAGAATGCTGTGCAGGAGATTGAGAATGATCCTTTATTATTATTTGGGCGCCACACTTCCTGGGCAGAAGATCAACCCAATCTAGTACTAAAGGTATTCTCTCCAGGGGTGAAGGAGAGCATTTCCAATATGAGTCCTTTGTTACGAATGGCTGCATCTTCATCCTATGTGCAAAATAGGCCTTGTTTCACATTAAGAGGAGATTCTACCAAGTACAACTTATGGATGTTAATCAAAACAATAAAGTCCCTTGCACAATCCAAACCAAAAGAACATGAAGTTTTCCCACTTCACTCGGAATTTAGGAGGGTTCGAGATATGATTCTAGAGATCACCAGATCTAGTGTTCTACAAGATGTAGTCATGAAGAAGACATCTAAATCCAAAATCGTAGTTTTTGAGGTTCCTGGTCAGGAATTTCCTTTAATTGAGTTGTGCAAAAGAAAATGGTTTGGTCTTGGACACATACCGTTGAGCTCATCTCAATTCAGGCAGAAATGGGAAGAGACAATGGTGAGATACGAATTCCTAAGTGCCATTGATGGATTAGATGGGTTGCATGCCACTTGCGCCAGTTTAAAAATGAGCGTTGTTGAATGCAAATCTTTTATTGAAAGCCTATCATCTCGAACTAGATCTGTTGTTCTGTATGATAGCTCTTCTAAATCAAAATCATTATCAAACTCTTTGAGCAGAATTTACTGGCCAAATACCAAAGTGCATCATTTATCCGAGAGTAATGGAGAAATTTCTCGACTTCGCAGTCACATATTCTCACTAAGTTCCTATTGGTGTTCTACCAAGAAGAAAGAGGATTTACTAACAAAGTGGTTGCTGGAATGTCCTCAACTTCACCAGGTAAGTACCAACATCCCTCCCAAGGGACAAAAGCTCAAGGTGTTCCATGATTATTTAATAGGAGATTCAAAAACATCTCTGCTCTCCAAGATAATGGCGCTTAAACAAGGCAGCGTGGGGTGTTTTACTTCAAGACAGAAGGGTTATGGAGTTCACAGAGAGGGTAAAGGAGTCTGGATTGGTATAGTGTGTGGTACCCCTGTGCTGTTAGAAATAGAGGGAGATATTTGTACAAAGATAATTCTAAAGAACATGATTGAATCCATAACCCTAGCTAAATCTATAAAACGGTTAATATCTGAATTTTCCTGTGTTATTGGAACAAACAACACACCCGGGGTTAAACTCACAGAGAAGGGTGTTTTTTCCCCAGGGGTAGGAACAGCAATTCAAATAAATCCCAACTTGGAGTTCAAGTATGCCAATAGAATTGAAGAGTATGATTGGAAGCTGACCTTATCTGATTATAACCTTCGACTAGTTGTTATAGATGAGGCCTCCGGACGCAGATTGGAATACACAATGTTATCTGATTCCTTTGTTTCAAAAGACTGGCTAGAAGATTGTGTTGTTGATATAGGAGATCCTTTGTTAGCTAAGTGGAGTAGGGGGGAACTATGTCTCGCATCTGAGTTATCTGTGAATGTTGCAAAGTTCATACCGAGTAGACGCTCTGAGTTTCTAAAGTTTACTAAGCGCTTGAAACAATCTCCATCTTTAGGAGTTTTTAATTACGAAGCTTTAAGGCAAGCTTTGATAGGAGCATTTAAATTAAAGATTCATAAAAACAGAGTACAAACTCCTCATATGTCTGATCCTGAGATCATGAACATATATAGTCAGGTAATGAGCATGGATTTTGCTGACGAGGATGAAGATGATTGGGCGAACATGATGGAGTCAGGAGAGTCAGATATAGTGCAAAAGATGTCCGATAGCGATATGGACGATCTGAAGGATATTATAGACATGTTGAACACAGTTGATAAAGATGAGCCTTTTTTGGAAGAAGTGGAGAGCTCAAGAATTATGCCATACTCTATCAGATTCTTTTCTAATCTAAATACACTAAGTAGTGCACAAGAAGGGTGTGATTTTCAAACTTTATGTGACCTTTGCGCAAAAAATGAGAATAAGGTTGTTGCTGGCTTGTTGGGGAAAATTGTTAGTCTTGTCCTAAAAGAGTTCCATATAGCTAATGAAATCGACGATTTCCTTGAGGTAGCAGATTTGGAGATGACTGCATCTATCTTGTCTGATTCAATAAAATCTGAGGCTGATTTGGACAAAATAAATTTAGAAGATGTGAAAGCCAAGATTGACTTAATTGATAGTTATATCAATTCTTCTCGAGATAAACCTTCTGAATCCCTCCTAATGTCAAAGAAACGATATGAAACCATATTGGGGTTGATCTCGAGGTCTGCACCGTCCTCTAGTCTGAATTATGATGAACTGATGCCACAAATTGCCAAAATTATCAAGCAGAAACAACTTAAGTTCCATGATCAGTTCCCATCTCTAGAGTCATTACATGCTACAATATTAAGCTCATTATTGTGTAGTGAGCACAACACTGCTTATTTAACTTTGCCAGAATATGATCAGGCGAGAATACAAAGTGCTTTAACAAATCATACGATGAGTTCTTCTTTATCAAATCTGATTATCAATACATTTGAAGACCCTGATATATCAAATATTTTCTTTCGTTCTTCATTTTAAGTTTTGCTATAATGGTGGGG